AATGCCGAACCACCACGACAGCATGGTACCAGCAGGATCCCCGCGTTATTCGGGATATACGGGAGCAGTTTTTTGGCAATATGTAAGCCCTGGCCGACACAGCCGTACTGCCCTTTGCTCAGGTCTGCCTTCGGATGATTCAGCGTACTCATATCCTGCACATCATGCAGGCAGTGGTCGGCCGGAATAATATCGTTATATCTGCATGCAGCCCCACCCGGCGTAACTGTACTGCGGCGCGCCAGCTGTTTAATGCGCGGATCCGGAGCATCGTATGAATCCGGCAGCGGAAGCCCTTCACCGTAAGCCATGGCATTGGACTGCCCGGCCAGTACGATGACGTAGTACCAATCCGGCTCAGTTGCACCACTGACCACCACATCACCTTCTGCTGTAATCGCCTGCATCAGGGTATAAGGGGTTATGGCCACCGGACTACCAAACGGCTGCCAGCCCTCTTTCAGTTTGTGTGTCAGCTTTTCCGCAAGGTCTGACGGCGACGCCGCCCTGACAACATCATAATGTTTAAATGTCATTATTCCTCCCGGCCGGGATAGTGTATTAAATCAGATATGGAGTGGGCTGTAGTCCNGTCCGCACTGAATGTCCCCTCCGCGCCCTGGGTGAATGCCGAACCACCACGACAGCATGGTACCAGCAGGATCCCCGCGTTATTCGGGATATACGGAAGCAGTTTTTTGGCAATATGTAAGCCCTGGCCGACACAGCCGTACTGCCCTTTGCTCAGGTCTGCCTTCGGATGATTCAGCGTACTCATATCCTGCACATCATGCAGGCAGTGGTCGGCCGGAATAATATCGTTATATCTGCAGGCAGCCCCACCCGGCGTCACTGTACTGCGGCGCGCCAGCTGTTTAATACGCGGATCCGGAGCATCGTATGAATCCGGCAGCGGAAGCCCTTCACCGTAAGCCATGGCATTGGACTGCCCGGCCAGTACGATGACGTAGTACCAATCCGGCTCAGTTGCACCACTGACCACCACATCACCTTCTGCTGTAATCGCCTGCATCAGGGTATAAGGGGTTATGGCCACCGGACTACCAAACGGCTGCCAGCCCTCTTTCAGTTTGTGTGTCAGCTTTTCCGCAAGGTCTGACGGCGACGCCGCCCTGACAACATCATAATGTTTAAATGTCATTATTCCTCCCGGCCGGGATAGTGTATTAAATCAGATATGGAGTGGGCTGTAGTCCGGAAGCCTGAATGACACACGGGGACTACAGCCCAAGAAATGAAAAAAGGCCACGCAGTTGCGCAGCCTGATAAACCCTGGTTAAAATCCACACGATAACAACACAACAATATCAGTATCTCATGCTATTGCCCGAACCCATTCGGGCATTTTTTACCCATAAAAAATGCCCCTCCGGAGAGGGGCATGTTTGCATGCACATTCTTTTTCTTGCATGGTGCCGGGTGCCTCCCGGTGAATTCAGTATCAGCACCTGAATCCGCGATTATCCCATATACCTGGTTGCTGATCGCCCCTCCGCACAGGGGGATTCACCATGCAGAAGTGTTTTTAATAAACAGCAAACAAAAAAATCAAGCATTATGCAGGCTGTTTCTTTTTATCACCGGCCACAGCAATACCACAATGCCGCAGACCAGCACCCCATCCGCCAGCACCGACATGATTCTGCTGGTGAGATCCACCATCACCACCAGAAACAGCAGGAGTGCAGCCACAGCCAGGCGCAGTTTTACCGTCACAGGTGATTCTCCAGACGAAGACCCAGAACACCGGCAATCTCTTCCAGCACCTTGCGCTCTTCCGGCTCAATTTCGCCGTCTGCCTCCGCAATGGCCACCGCCACATCCAGCACATCTTCCGCTTCACGCGTATCGTGTTTCACATCCTCAATCTCGCGTAACGCGGCACGACGACCAATTTTAAAATTGGTATCCAGCTGACCGATAATGGTTGCGCTAATCGCATTAATTTCCGAGGTAAACGCAGACAACGCAGGCTGATTACGTAAGACCTGTTCGATCTTCGCTTTCTCGGATGCCTCGCATTCACCATCTGCATAGGCCACCAGGTATGCAGCGTTAATCACCGCCTGTGCCAGATCGCGTTTCTCAAACTTTTTAATTTCCGCTGCCGCTCTGCGGGTTTTCTTTTTGAAGATTCCAAACATCGTGACGTTCCTTTGGGTGGGTGAGCCAACGCCCGGGAGCGATCTGCCCACAGAGAAAGTCACACTGACCACTCCGTAAGCTCACCCCCGAAAGGCTCTGTGGTTGATATGCGCCGGGCGTGGCGCAGATACAAAAAAGGCCCGCCGAAGCGAGCCTGGAAAATAAGTGTGGCGCGTTGTAGTGGAGTCTAACCACTGACCGATTGCTTAGAAGGCAATTGCTCTGTCCGACTGAGCTAACAACGCATGATGCTGATAATGGACCGCCATCGGGGACTTGAACCCCGCGCAGCCAGCTTCGAAGGCTGGCGCTCTGTCCCGATGAGCTAATAGCGGTATGTAATATGGTGGCCCTTGCTGGATTTGAACCAGCGACCTGGCGATTATGAGTCGCTCGCTCTCACCACTGAGCTAAAGGGCCGAGCCAAAAAATAATAATCAGATGAAAATCAATAATCAAGCCCTTGCCTGGATACATATCTGTCTGGCGGGAAGCCATAATAGCGGTGAAATACAGAAATAAAGTAGGACCTGCTTGAATAACCGCATTTTTCTGCTATAGCCTGTCCATATCCATGCCGGGAACATAACATATTTACAGCAACACGCATCCGCTCTTCCAGCAACAAGCGACTGAACATGCCCCCTTCATTTTTCAGTTTTGTCTTTAACAAACTCTCACTCATATGCAACTGTAGAGCAATCGCACCAAGCGTCCAGCTTGCTGATATATCTGTCTGAATTATCGCCCTGACTTTGGCACTTATGCTGGATAAACATCCACTTAAAAACAATGACATCCGTTCATCTGTTTCAAACAGAGACAGGCAGGCCATCATAAGAAACATATCCGTGGCCTCTCCGGAAAATCCCTGGCTGGTAATTAAAGCCGCAGCCAACGCAGGATTGTTGGGTTCCAGCAACAGGTAAAGCGGAATGTCAGTCAGACGAGTCCTCGTCAGCTTATGCTGACTTTCCAGATATTGACTTACGACGGATTCGCTTATATCGACAATTTTAACTTTGCCATAATGCATAAGGAAAAGCTCCCTGATGCATTTGGTGGCCAGAACAACTGAGCCTGGCTTAAGTGACAACGTATCCTTTTCAAGAAAAATATTAATTGGGGAGCAAACCATGATAACTGAACAGACAACAGCCATTATAATTTTACTTTCATTAGCAATTGGTTAGCTCAATTATAGCCCCAAAAGGTAAATTATCATCAACACATAAGCAAAGGACTGACAGGTGTCGCCCCCCCACCAGCCGCCCATTCACCACAAATAAAAAGCCTTCAGGACTGAAGGCGTCTGTAACAACCGCACTGATAGTCTGCCAGACCCGNGCCGGAATAATATCGTTATATCTGCAGGCAGCCCCACCCGGCGTCACTGTACTGCGGCGCGCCAGCTGTTTAATACGCGGATCCGGAGCATCGTATGAATCCGGCAGCGGAAGCCCTTCACCGTAAGCCATGGCATTGGACTGCCCGGCCAGTACGATGACGTAGTACCACTCCGGCTCAGTTGCACCACTGACCACCACATCACCTTCTGCTGCAATCGCCTGCATCAGGGTATAAGGGGTTATGGCCACCGGACTACCAAACGGCTGCCAGCCCTCTTTCAGTTTATGTGTCAGCTTTTCCGCAAGGTCTGACGGCGACGCCGCCCTGACAACATCATAATGTTTAATCGACATCGAATTTCTCCCGTGTACAGGAACAGAGTTAAAAAGCCGGAACCGGAATCAAATTACAGGATGGCCATCTGCCAGTGGCTGGTCGTAAAAAAAAGGCCACGCCATGCGCAGCCGGAAATAAAGGGATAACGATGATAGTTTGAGAAAAACAGAAACAACACTTTTGTGGCAAAGCATGGTGCCGGGTGCCTCCCGGTGAATTCAGTATCAGCACCTGAATCCGCGATTATCCCATATACCTGGTTGCTGATCGCCCCTCCGCACAGGGGGATTCACCATGCCAGTTTCTTTTAACAAACTCCCCGCAAACCAGACAACAGTCAACCGCCTGAATTGTGAGATATTTAAAAAAAAGGCCCGCAAAAGCGAGCCAGGGAAAATAAGTGTGGCGCGTTGTACTGGATTCGAACCAGTGACCGATTGCTTAGAAGGCAATTGCTCTGTCCGGCTGAGCTAACAACGCAGGATACAGATAATGGACCGCCTTCGGGGACCCGAACTCCGCGCAACCAGCTTCGAAAGCTGGCGCTCTTTCCTGATGAGCTAATGGCGGTATGTGATGGTGGCCCTTGCTGGATTTGAACCAGCGACCTGGCGATTATGAGTCGCTCGCTCTCACCACTGAGCTAAAGGGCCGGGTCAAAAAATAATAATCAGATGAAAATCAATAATCAAGCCCTTGCCTGGATACATATCTGTCTGGCGGGAAGCCATAATAGCGGTGAAATACAGAAATAAAGTAGGACCAGCTTGAATAACCGCATTTTTCTGCTACAGCCTGTCCATATCCATGCCGGGAACATAACATATTCACAGCAACACGCATCCGCTCTTCCAGCAACAAGCGACTGAACATGTGCCCTTCATTTTTCAGTTTTATCTTTAACAAACTCTCACTCATATGCAGGCGTAACGCAATCGCACCAAGCGTCCAGCTTGCTGATATATCTGTCTGAATTATCGCCCTGACTTTGGTACTTATACTGGATAAACATCCACTTAAAAATAATAATATCCGTTCATCTGATTCAAACAGCGACAGGCATGCCATCATAAGAAACATATCCGTGGTATCTCCGGAAAATCTCTGGCTGGTAATTAAAGCCTCAGCCAACGCAGGGTTGTTGGGTTCCAGTGACAGATAAAGCGGAACGTCAGTCAGATGAGTTCTTGTCAGCTTATGCTGAATTTCCAGATATTGACTTACTATGGAATGGTTTATATCGAAAATTTTAACTTTGCCATAATGCATAAGGAAAAGCGCCCTGATGCATTTGGTGGCCAGAACGACTGAGCCGGGCTTAAGTGACAACGTATCCTTTTCAAGAAAAATATTAATTGGGGAGCAAACCATGATAACTGAACAGACAACAACCATTATAATTTTACTTTCATTAGCAATTGGTTAGTTCAATTATAGCCCCAAAAGGTAAATTATCATCAACACATAAGCAAAGGACTGACAGGTGCCGCTAACACCCACCAGCCGCCCATTTACCACAAATAAAAAAGCCTTCAGGACTGAAGGCGTCTGTAACAACCGCACTGATAGTCTGCCAGACCCGCCATAACAAGCTGGGTCAGTATTAACTGGCAGCGTTCGCGTGAAAGGTAAGTATTCTGCGCAATCTCCCCGACTGTCGCCGGTTCGGTGACGCTTAATTCATCAAACACAACTCTGGCGGTTTCTGTCATATCCTGCTGTTTCAGCATGTCTTTTTACCCTTTCCGGTTAACGTGACACACCAATAACTCTTGCCGAAAAAGCCAGCAAGCTGAAAGACCTGTATTAATAACTACCAGCACATTTAACGCACTGCGCTACTTTGCGGGCACAAAAAACCCGCTCAGAGGCGGGGTCAAGCTATGCGGCGAAATAACCACTCTTAACAGCATACCTGATTTTTTACGTACGTAAATGCTTTGCCGTGCATATTTTTCATGCAAATGTCACGTCCTGCTATTTTTCAGTCTTATAAATTTAAAACCATAGAAAAAATCAATTATGTTTTAAAAATGGATAGGTAAAGAATAACAAGTGACACAGATTCAAACCAAAATGGAAAAGGGTGGCAACCCACAAACGCCCACTCCACATCCATGACAATCCATACACAACACCAGATAACGTGGCAAATAATACAAGTAAAGCACCACCTGAATAGTGATAAAAACCAAACAACAAAGCCGCCACAATTAATGCAACCAATGGAGACGTTACTTCTGATAGCCGTGATTGAATATACCCTCTAAATAATGATTCCTCTGCCAGAGACACAAAAAACAAATTAGCCAATATAAACTCTGGCAACCACTCAGGAAAATGAATCTCTGGCTTTAATCCACCAAAAAAAACAGCCAAAAACAGGATAAGAGGAACAGAGAGCGACAGAGCCCCCCACTTCCACAAAGACACTTCTGATTTTACTTCTTTTTTAAACAAAGAAGATGTACACAGGACTAACAAAAATGGCACCAGCGCTTTATCAAAATTAAAATACATTGTATAGGGAGTACTTTGAGGGCCAACAGTAACAGAATTTAGCACTACAGGATTGTGAAACCCTGGCCATAGATGGAAAGATAATGCTATGGCTGATAAAACTATGCCAACTTCATATATAGATTTAGCCCAGGCGTTATATTTCCAGTTGAACTTCAAAATAATAAAAAAAACGATTGTAGCAACAAAAAATAACACCGACCAATCAATAATATCATTAAGCACAGCCAGGACAACAGACACCGTCAACAATGAAAAAGCCACTACCTTATGCCAACTGAGAGTTGACAGTGACAGTACTAACACAATCCACATAAGCACTCCTTTTATTTAATGATGAAGATTGATTATCAATATTTTCAATTCACCAGGCAACATTTTATCTACCTTCCACAATACATGACCATCAAAAAATAAACATGTTAATTATAAACACAGAAAACATAACCCTCATCACTATATATCCCTACCGCATATCCATATCTAACCGGACATTCAGAGCCATAAGCATTCCTTCAATAATACCTTCCGCTTTATAAAGCCTTTTACCAATAAGCCCATCAGAACATCTATGCTTACGTGCAAGAGCCATAAATGTCATTCCACCTACGTAATAATCCACCAACAAATCGTGCAAATACTGATTATTCTTGTTTAATCGTGCCATACAACCACAAATTATCATGGCGTCATCATCAGAACACTGAGGACGTGATTTCACTTTAGTCGGGATTAATCCTTTAAAACCAGCAGCTATCGAGGGCCATGTTACATCTTCATGATTATTTGCTGCCCATGCCCCCCATCGCTCAAGAACCATCTGGATATCACGCGCCATCGTTACCACCTCTGATTTCGTAAATCTTCACGCCCAGCCGTCCACCTGGCACAGGCTGACCGCGCACAATATTGATTTCATCAAACTGCTCGTCATCAATGAGCACTTCCGCATGCGTCAGCGCATCCAGCGGTGCTTTCAGAATGTTGTCCAGGTCACGGCGGCGCTTATCCGGTGGTTCTGCAATAATTTTTATTGCCAGCCGTCCGGACAGGCTTAATTTCAGCCGCTGCTGGCGAACAATAAGCGCCACAGCCCGGCGATAACGCTCACCGGCTTTTGATACAAAATATGTGCTGCCACGACGTCGCCAGTAGGTGTTCACCGTCGGCGGGTAAGGCAAAACAAACTCTATACGCATCAGTAACCTCTTTTACCCGAGCACGCCGGTTGCAAAAGCGTGATCAAGAAAACGAAAAATTAAATCAACCTGGGAACCATGCTTTTCTTCGAACGCCAGCGGATCCGCATGAAGCTCGTTGTGATGCTCCCGACACAGCGGTAGCGTGAAAATATCGTGGGATTTTGTTCCCATTCCACCCTGACCATGACCAATCAGATGATGAGGATCGTCCGCTGGCTTACCACAACACGCACACGGCTGTGTCTTTACCCAGCGTGTGTATTTCTCATTTACCCAGAGGCGACGTTTAGGTCGTTTCATGAAGGATTCCGGAGACTCCGGATCAACGGCAATGCTGACCACCGTCTTTTCCTGTGGTGGGTTCTGTTGCTGGTGGGTGTGAGGCGGTAGCGCAATATTTTTTGTGCGCTGCTTCAGTATGCTGGTGGCGGTCTGTTCTCCCGGTATGATGTCGCTTTCACGGTATACGGAGCGGATTTTTTCCGCCGGTAATCCCAGAGAACGACGCG